ATGGTAGCTCCTATGCTCGAAAACGTACCAAGTGAAGACATTGACTACGTTAAGAAGGGAATAGGCGCCATTGTCTGCGCCATCATGGAGACCAACGGGTTCGAAAAGACACGCACCAAGAAGGCCGTTCCACCTTTCCCGCACCGCGTTTTTAGCCGTGGGGAAGTGTACTGCCAACCGTAGTCGGAACCCTTAGGTCTGACTTGGATGGAATAATCCAAATCAGACCTCATTCCAATACTGCAGCAGTAGTTGTGTCTAGGCGCTGGATGCCGCGCCGCTGCTGACTTTGCTTCGAAAGCTGTCTAATCTGGTTTCACCACTTTGGCCGAGTTTGCCCCAGTATTGGCGCGGTTTGGCCGGTTTCAATTAGACAGCCTCCCCCCCTCCTCCGGCGTTCTGCCGACACCACAACCCCCTACCGCTTTCCCTGCAGCCAACTGACCTGGCTGCGCAGCCGATCGGCGTCCATCTTCTCGTCGATGGCCATCGCCCTGGCCTTGGCCAGCTCCTGGCGCAGGTGCTCGCTCTCCTTCTGGGTGACGCTCACCGCCAGCAGCAGCTCGTGATACTTCACGTCGATCTCTTCCAGAGCTGGCGCGGGAGCACCATCGCCGCCGCCAGCCATCCACTTCTGGACGCTGAGCTGACTGAATCCCCGGACGATGCGGACCTCGGTCCACAGCTGATCGCGCTCGGCCAGCACCGCGAGCAGGTTCTGCCGCAGGCGTCCCATGATCCCGCGCATGATCGCGACCTCCTCGACGTAGAGGTCGCGCTGATTCCTGATCATCTCTAGGCAGTCCGGGTCGAAGTCGTCACCCCCGAAGCTGCCGAACTCGTCGACTTGTTCCATGGCATAGCCTGATACTGGTTTTCTATACAGTAGTCAGACCGGACTGGGCCAGCAAGCTTGACAGCGACGAACGGCAGTCACTGGCAGCTGGCCACTGCTGCCACCAGCTCGCGCTCGTAGCCGATCCGCTGCCGGCGCTCAGCCAGCAACGCCCTCACCTTCACCTCCAGGCTGTCCTCCTTGCGCAGCCCCTCCGCCGCCCAGGCCGGCACCGCTGGTGCCTTCACCCGGCACGGCACCTGGACCGGCACCTCTACCCGCACCACGCGCGGCTCAAGCTCGACAGCGGGCTGGCCAGCGCACCCTGCCAGCGCGACCATCAATCCCACGATGATCCACCTCATAGGCCCAGCTCCCTGTCGATGATGGCCGCGGCGGCCGCCGCCGGGTCGCCCCCGGTGCGCTCCTGCTGCAGGCGGTTGGCTGCCTGGTAGTCCTCGCCGGCTGCCTTGGCGGCCTGCTGCTGGATCGGCTCGGCATCCTTGGAGCGCTTCTCGGCGGCCAGGCGCAGATCGGCCAGGGCCTGATTCTGCTGGCCGACCTGCCCTTCCAGCGTGCTGCTTGTGGTGCGGCAGGACGCCAGGGTGCTGGCCGCAGCTGTCACCTCGTCCTGCAGCTTCTCGACGATGGGCCGGTAGTGGTCGGCGGTGAGCCAGTAGGCCGCGCCGGCGCCTGCCAGCGCGCCCAGGGCGAGCAACACGACAGCGGCGGACCAGAGCATGGCCACCCTGTACTGCTCCAGCAGCGCGCTCACGACTCACCCCAAGCTGCCATGGACTGCTCCCAATCGGGCAACTCTACGGTCTGCCCAGCGAGATGGTGGGTGCAGTCGCCAAGGTACTGAATGCGGCCGTCCGTGATGAACGAATGGCAGATCAGTCCGAAGCGGCTCCGTACGACAGCCTCGAAGCCGCCAGAGGCATAGATCGCGTCATGCTCGCGCTCTTCCTCATCGGTCATGACATCCTTCCCATCTGGCGCCCTGGTGGTGCGCGCAAGAACCGACGGGGTAAAGGTCGGGGTTTCCGGGTTGCCGTTGTAGCCCCAGCGAGGGCCAGGGCCGGCTCCGACCTTGATGGAGTGCGGCATGTTGCAGCCGCCGCAGAAGAACGCCAGCTGATCCGGGGACCCCTCCGGCGAAGCCAGGCAGCGGGATATTGCGACGAAGGCGCCCATCACTGCACCGCGGCCAGGGCCTGGGCGTAGATTGCCTCCCAGGTCTGCGGGTGCGGCTTGCCCGGGCGCCAAACGCGGGCGTAGAGGTCCCAGGCTTCCTGCACCTGGCCCAGGGCCGGCAGCGGCTTGGGATCGGTCCACAGCAGCAGGCGGGCGAAGGCCGCGGCCAGGACGTCGTCCCGCTCCAAGGCCTCGTAGACCGCCGGGGCGGTTGGCTCGACATCACGGGCGGCACAGACCTCCAGTGCGTGCGGCCGGCTGGCGGGATGGGTCAGCACGCCGCGGACGCCGCCGGCCTGCTCGAACTGCCACAACCCGCGGGCCGGTCCACCGATCTGGCGCCGGAACTGGAGTCGGGACTCCTGCAGGCCAATGCCCAGCAGCATGACGGTGGCGCGCTTGCCGGCCATCTTGGCAGGCAGCAGCGCGAAAGCCGGAGCAATGGCGCCGGTCTGGATGATGTCGAGTGCCATGGCTTTCTCCAGGCGAAAAAATACCCGCTCTGGGCGGGTTGTTTGTCCTCATGGTCGTGAGGATTGCGGCGACTTGATCGGCCAGCTAGGCGCGATTCCTCACGATCGTGAGGATCAGTCAGCGGGATCGGCCTTGATGGCAGCAGCAGTGACCTTCACCTGGGCACTGAAGCTCTTCAGTAACTGAGCAGTGCGGACCTGTAGGGCAGGGTTACCGCTGAGCAGCTCCATGGCCTTGGCTTCAGCCTCTTCCTCGGTGGCGAACTCCATCGATCCATCGGGGTTGTAGAACGGTGCGAGCACGACATAGCGCATGGCGAGATCCTCAGGCGGAAGGGTTGGACGGGTTCAGACCGAGCACGGCGTTCAGCTGCTGCTGAAGCAGGCCGACCTGGGCACGCAGGGACGAAGCAGTGTCCTTCTCGACCTGAAGCGCGGCGGCAGCATCGGCAGCAGCGCGCTGGGCAGTCTCCACCTGCTGCTGGAGCGCCTGCACCTGATCACCCAGGCCAGCGCCCTGTTCTACCTGCTTGGAGAGCTCGTCACGCTCGGCGGCAGTCGCGGCCAGTTGGCCCTGCAGCGTCTGCACCTGGGTGAGCGCGGCAGCGGCGGCCTGTCCGATGACATCGGACAGCTTGAGGCCGTTCTGGCCCTCGGCAACTGCCAGCGGCAGCGCCTCGCCGATCGAGGCACTGATGATGACCTTGTCGCGCAGGATCTCGGTGATCTGTACGTGATGGGCACCGATAGTGCCGTTGTCGTGGTGGCGGATCAGAGTTTCGTAAGGACGAGTACGTTCGGTCAGGGCCATGTTCAAGATACCGTGGTAGTAGTGTTGAGGATTTTCCAGTTGGTGCCGTCGCTGCGACAGCGCTTGGCTCCGCCCGCGGCATCGGTTACGTCGATCTCGTAACCAGAGAACGCTGATGCACTCGGCAGGCTGCTCATCGTGTACTGGCCAGGGCGTACTGGACCCGCTGACTGCAGAGACCCGGTGAAAGAGGGGCTATCCAGCATGGCCACCTCTCGCCAAGGCGTACGGCTGCCAGCACCGAATTTGTTCAGCGCAAAGAGCCGGGTGGTGGCAGAAGCGGATGGCGCGAAAATCTGGGTATAGGAGCTCGCGTCATAGGCGTAGTGCTGCAAGACGCCAGATGTGCCGATCGGAATATTTGCGGCTGAAAAAAGGACCCGATAAAGACCTGCGTTCGAAACCGCACTAGCGTCCGTTACCGTAGGCGCTGTGGCATTCCCTATCCCATAGGCTTGTATCTGCGCTAAGACGCCAGCAGTCGTTTGCAAGCGGGTGGAGTTGTCACCTAGAGCTGGAGTGACGGCGCTGGGCGTGCCGGTAAATGCAGGGCTTGTCAATGGCGCCTTTGTGTCGAGGGCCGGGTATACCTCGTCGAAGTTTGCGTTGATCTTAGTGAACGCCGCGCGAGCGGTATCCCCTTGGCTGCCATCGCTGGCGCTGCCAAAGTTGATGGTTTGCTTCGCCATGATTTCTCCAGGCATAAAAAAGCCCGCGCGCGGCGGGCTGTAGGGTCAGAAGGTTGTCACCACTCGTCGGTGGGCATCGCGTAGATCACAGGCTGGATGTAATTGGGGTTCGAGCCATTCTCGCCGGTGATCTGCATCGTGAAGCGGGCCCGGTTCTGGTAGACGTAGAGCGCGGGCACGTACACCGCGTCGAAGCCGGCGATGCCGTCCGTGGGCGTCACGATGGTGTTCAGCATCACATAGGCGTCGGCCCGCACGCTGTAAGCCACAGCCGTGTCCCAAGCCCAGTAGCGGGTTGCCCCCTCGCGCCGGTTCGAGACGTTCCAGGCCCGGGTAGCGAAGAGGTACCGCATGCACGGGTAGCCGGTATCGAATAGCACCTGGTTGTCGGACTGTCGCCTCAGCCGCATTCCAAATCGTGCCGATGAGGCGGGCGGGTTGGACAGGCTCGCCACGTAGCGCCAGCTGGTGGTGCCGTTGACATTGCCCAGGGCGGCGAAGCTGAACCCCGTCCAGTTGCCCGGGCCACCCTCCATCCGCACGTCATACGCCAGCAGCACCGCGCCGCTCGGGCCGGCGAATGGCCTGATCTGAGCGAAGACGTGCGGCTTCTCCTGAGTCTGGATGGCCGAGGAAAAGCCGACGAACATCCGGCCACCTGTGGCACCCGAGTCGATGCTGAACGTACCGCGGCGAACGACGTGCAGGACCCCGTTCTGCTGATCCAGTATCAGCTGTCGCGAGCTGCCCCGAATGCTCACTCCGAAACTGCTCATCCGAACGACATCGCCATGATGGTCACCTGGATAGGGGTCTGCCCGATCCCTCGGACGTAGACCGTGTTGCCATTCACCGAGTACGGCGGCAGGGCTCCTTCACTCTCGACCCAGATCATGCTCATGTCCCCCAGGTCCGGAATGGTGCGGGTCACGTCAGTGCCGAAGCTCATCTGCAACCGCTCGTAGTAGACGACCCGGTTCGAAAAGCTCTCCGAATCGAAGATCATCCGCCCCTGTTCATCGCGCAGCCTTACTGCACCTGCCGCCATCAGCTCAGCCTCCCGATCTTCACCAGTTCCACGCCGCCGGCCACCATAGAGAAGCCGTTCTCATCCTGGTTGGTGTAAGCGCCGTTCTGCGAGAAATCGCGGATGGTTACAGCTCCTCGATTGAAGTCGATCGTCAGGACCGGTTGCCCGTAGTCAGTCAGTCGCTGCGATTGCACTGTCCGGCCAACGAACGCATCGACGATGTACGCCTTGTTGATGAAGGCGGTATCGATGTAGGTCTTGTTGTCGACCACCGAGAAGAACGACCGGCCGCGCCCGTCGATGCCAGGGCCAAGCACCACGAAGCGATCAGCGGCCACAGCTATGGTGGACTGCAGCCCCGCGCCGCCGCCATTGGGCTCGATCCCCACGCCGATGCCCGCCATGTAGTAAGTGCCTCCGTCGGAAACACCGAGCTTCACCGACCAGGTGGCATTGACCTTGCCGTCCGTTGCGATCTGCGCCTGACTGATCTGCTGGACGCTGGCGTTGGTATCCCCGAGCGAAGCCTGGGTGGTGTCGATCCGCTTGCCGAGCGCGCTATCCGCGTTGACCCGGGCAGTCTGCTCCGACTGCACCAAAGCCGACGCGTTGTTCGCCGTGGCCTGGACAGTGTCGATCCGGTTGGCCAGTGCCGAGTCGGCGTTGCTTCGGGCGGTCTGCTCGGCCTGGATCAGCGCCTTGTTATCGCCCGTGGCGGCCTGCACCGTGTCGATCCGCTGCCCCAGGGCGCCATCGGCGTTGGCCCGCGCGGTCTGCTCGCTGGTGATGGCCGCGGCATTGCCGGCCGCTGTGGCGGTGACCGTGTCGATCCGCTTGCCCAGGGCATTGTCAGCCTCGGCGCGGGCGAACTGCTCGCTGTAGACCCCGGCTAGCACCGTAGGCGATCCGGCGTACCAGTCATTGGCGCCAGCCAGCGGCGGGTTCACCTGGGCATAGATGCCGCTGACCCGGGTGGTAACCGCTGAAAGCCCGGCCTCAGTGTTGTCCGCGCGCCCGGTGAGGTTGTCCACGGCCGACGACAGCGCCGTGTTGCCCGTCTTCGGATCGGTGACGCGCGCGGTCAGGGTGCTGATGTCCTGCGCCAGGGCCTGATCGGCCGAGGCGCGGGCGGTCTGCTCGGCGCTCAGGGCGGCGTAGCTGGCGCCCGGCGAAGCGCGGCCGATAGCCACCCAGTCCAACTCATAGAAGTCGGCAGCGCCCTGGCTACCCAGGTCCAGACGGATCTGGTTGACCGAGCCGGTCCAGGCCAGGTTCATGATGACGGTGGACACGCCGTTGACGTCGAACGTCGGCGCATCAATCGCCATCGAGTTGACCCAGTTGTCACCCCAGTACAGACGGCCATTCCACGAAGGGCTGCCGGTCCGCCGGATGCGGAAGCGCACCTGGCGGTAGGTATCGGCGTTCACCGCCAGGCCGGCCGGGCTGTAGACGCTGGCCAGCGCGGCATTGGCCGGGCGCAAGAAGCCGCCGGAGGCCGTCGGCGTGCCGTTGCCGGTCCAGCCGTCGACGCCGCTGTCGAAGAACCAGATGACGCCGGAGTCGAACTGCTCCCCTACCCCGGCCGATACCAGGCTGATCTGCTGGCTGAGCGCCTGCTCCGCACTGAGGCGAATGCGGCGCTCTTGGTAGATCAGGCCGGACGTCACCTGGTTGGGATCGGTACCGGTATAGCCACCGCGCAGCTGTGCGGATAGGGTGTCCCGCGCCAGCGCCTCGGCGGCATCACCCTGGGCCCGGGCGAACTGCTCGGACCAGACGCCCGCATAGGTCGCCGGCGAACCAGCCGCCCAGCTGCCGCCCGCCATGGGCGGATTGACCTGGGCATAGACGCCCTGGATGCGGCTGGACATCTGCTCATCGGCAGACTGGCGGATGGTCGCCTCGTTGATCAGCGCCTGGTTGCGGGCGGACGCCTCGGCCGCCAGCCCATCGGCGCGGGCCTGGGCCTCCTGCTGCAACGCGGCGGCGCGGTCCTGCTGCTCACCGACAATTGCCGCAGCACGGTCGCTCCGCTCCTTGGCCAGGTCCGACTCAATCACGGGGATCTTGTCGATCTGTTGGCTCAGCTCCTGGCCCAACAGGCTCTGGTTGACCTGGCCACTCAGCGCCGCCAGGTAGGCCGACACGTCGTTCGAGGTGTAGGCGATGATCTTCAGGAAGGCGCTGGTGCCGTAGGCGTTGCGCGACCGCACGAAGTAGGCGTAGGCCGTCGAGAAAGCCAGGCCGGTGTGGGTGAAGGTCATGCCGCGGCCCAGGTACTGGCCATCCCGCTCGGTCGCCTGGGGGTTGGTGCTGAAGTAGAACTCGTAATCTCCACCGTTCAGGCCGGCGCTGTTGCGCGGCACCAAGGTGATGGAGTCGATCGACGACTGGACCGACACGGACTCAGGGATGGGCGGGCCGCCGATGCTGACGGTGATGCTCACCTCACCCGAGCGGGCCAGCGGGCCTACCGCGGCCACCGACATGACGTAGTTGCCCGAGGGCAAGCCGCTCAGCGGGCAGGTCACCGCCGTTTCGGGCAACTGCTGGGCCTGCACCACGGCCGTGCCCTGGCGAACGGTGACGGCGTAGCCACTGACGATGCCGGCCGGGCGGGTCCAGCTGAGCACGCCCTGCACCACCTCGGCGGTGGCATCCGGCGTCCACTTCAGATCGGTCGGCGAGCCCAGGCCGCCGGCAGGCAGGTTGATGAAGCCGATCGGGTTGTAGGGCTTGCCCACGGCGTCGTCGAAGATCGCCGGCTCGTACTGCTGCAGGGATACGGTGCAGGCCTCCTGCGTGCCCATGCTCCAGTCGGTGACGATGAACTCGCCCGACATGTTCAGCGACGGCAGATCCAGGCGCACCACCCGCCCCGGGCGGCAGTTGTAGCCCGCGAAGTTCATGGGCAGGCTGATGGTGCCGCCCGCCCGGCGGCGGCGCAGCTCGATGTTGGCCAGGCGCTGGGCCTGGTAGGGATCGTTGACGTAGGAGAAGGTCAGGGTCTCCGCCGCCTCGCCGCCATCCTCCAGCACCCACTCGGCCACCACCACCTCGGGGTAGTCGGTCTCGGTCCAGGACTGCTTCGGGTCCATGAAGGTGCCGCGCACGGTGTTGATCACCGCGTCGTTGCTCGGCTCGGTGGTGCCGGTGACGGTGCCGATCACCATGTCCTCGGTGATGGTGAAGTCGGCTGGGCCGTAGTAGGCGCCTGCCTGCAGCATCCAGCGGCCGCCGACGCGGATCAGCTGGCCGGCGCAGGAAGCCTCAAGCTTCTGCAGCACCTGGGTGCGCGACTCGTCGGCGCCGATGACGCAGCCGGTCCGGTAGCGCGGGCTGCCGGTGCCATCCGGGTTCGAGGTGAACTCGTCGCAGACGTTGGCCGCGCTGGCGAAGGTCTCGAACACGATTTCGTCGTCTGGCACATGGCAGCGATTGCGCAGGAACCAGAGGATGTGGAGCGCGTTGTTCTCGGTGTAGATGCTGGCGCCCGAGCGCGGGTCGTAGATGTCGCGGCGGCCGCGCACGACGAAGCGCACGTCCGGCAGGCCGCTGGGGAATTTCTCGGCGCTGTAGCGAAGCGACAGACGCACGAAGCTCAGGCCACGGCCGATCTGGGAGTCCTTCCAGTCCGGGCAGTGGGTCTTGAGGAAGGTGTTGACCTGGGTCGGGTTGACGATCAGCTCGTAGCTGGCCTGCTCGGCGAAGGTGGCAATGCTCTCCTCGCCCAGGAAGATATCCTCCAGGCCGTCGATCTCGCCTTCGGACAGCACATAGACCAGGTGCAGCCACTCGCCATCCGCATCAGCGCCGCCCTGCTCCTGGGCCCAGGCCAGCACGCCGCCGGTGCTCACGCGACCGAGGATGTAGCGAGTCGGCGCCTTGCTGGACCGAACGGTCTGGGCGGACGGCTCGCTCTCGCGCAGATTCGACTTGGCCGCCAACTTCTCCTGCTGGTTGGCGGAGTACAGCGCCAGGCCGGCGCCGATCACCGCGCCCCAGGGGCCGCCCTGCATGAAGCCGATCGCGGCGCCGATGGCTACCTGGCCGACCTTACCGACGCCCTTGCTCATTCAACTCTCCAAACCACTTCAGGATCACACTCAACGCGCGCGGCGCCGATCTCGACCGACGTCCAGAACTCGCCGGCCCAGTACACCGCCACCCCGCGCCCGTTCGGACCCTGGTATAGCGCCACGTCGCCACGCTGGATGAAGGCCGGGTTCACCCGCGAGAAGCAGGCATCCCAGGCCGCCTCCAGGCTGCCGTGGCGTTTGCTCAGGGCGCGCTTGGCCGAGGCCTCGCTGTCGTACTGTCCGCGGTAGTCGGCCGCCGGATCGACGCCGCACACCGCCAGGGCGCAGTCGGCGGCGAACAGGCAGCAGTCGAACTCGCCCCATGAAAAAGGCCGCTCGGAGGCGGCCTTGATCGTGTCGTTCAGTCGGGTGGTCCAGTCGCGGTAGCGCATGTTTCTTCCAGGCATGAAAAAACCCGCCGGAGCGGGTTCGGGATTACAGGTGACGGATCAGGCGCTATTGGCCGACTCGCATAGCCGGCGGATCTCTTGCAGCTCGGCGGCGGACATTCGCGGCGCCGTAGTCTGCAGCGAGTAGTTCAGGGGAACCTTGCAACTCCCCTTTCGCAAATAGGGACCGGCGTCTGCCATTACGAAGGTCCAGCTCTCATCGAGCTCAAGCTGATTCCCTTCGTCATCGGTGATTCGAATTTTGGTCATGGCGGCCTCCTGGATCTGGTTGCCTACCCTATCACTCGTAGGTAAAGGGCGGCGCGTCCTTGCTGGCGCCCCAGTAGATGGGCCATTCGGACATCTGCGCCACGGCGTAGAAGAAGCGATCGCCCTGGTGGCGCGCTCGGTGGTTCTCATCGGTCCAGCGCTCGGTGCCAGTGCGGTTCCACTCGGCCATCCGATCAATCAGCGGGACGGTGATCTTGTTGCCGTCCTCCCCGTTGCCGGCGTAGGACAGCTGGGCTGCGTCCATCCGCCCGGAGAACAGGATGTCAGCGGCGTACTCGCCGGCCTGGTTGAAGACCACGAACATCAGCTTGCCCTGGCGCCCCCGGCAGCCCTTCACGCTGGTCTCCTGGATGATGGTGCTGTCCAAGCCGTTCAGGGTCAGGTCTATGGACATGGGCGAGCCGCTGTTGCTGCTCTCCTGGGCCTGGCCGACCTCCCCGAACTGGCCGACGCCGGTGTAGGTGATGCCATCGATCACCAGGTCACCAGTGCCGGTGTGAGCGAAGACCATCCCGTCCGGGAAATCCAGCTGCACCGCCATGACTGCCAAGAAGTTGCCCTGGGCGATGATGTCGATGACGCGCTGGCTGAAGGGGAACATGGACGCCATCAGAAGGCCTCCCGGAATGCCAGGTTGGCGTTGGAAACCACCGGCTGGATGTTGACCTGGTGGGTGTCGTCGGCCCGGCGCATCACGGCGTAGGGGTTGCGGTACTCCACAGCGGTGCCGGCGGCGATCGCCCGGCGGATCCGCTTGTTCAGGTTCAGCGTCACCAGGCCGCTGGCGTTCGACGTGGCATCGTCCACTACCTCGAACATCTCATCGGCCACGGTGACGTAGTCGCCCCGGCTGAAGACCTTGGCGCTGGCCGTCACCCCATTGAGCTGCATGAAGGTCGCCTGGGCGCTGGCCTGGGCTACCTTCGGCGCGCCGATGTTGTCGGTCCGGGTGCGAGTGAAGGCCGGGATCTTCACGGTTCCGAACATGCCCTGGAGGCGGCCTAGGAGGGACGTCAGCTCTCGCTCGTCCTCCGGGTAGAGCACACCGAAGTTCAGCGTGCACAACCAATAGGCGCCAGGATAGCCAACGATCTGCTGGGCATTCGATAGCGTCGAGGTGAAGGCTCGATTGTTGTAGGCGAGGCCCCACGTCGCCTCGGTGTATTCCAGCGATTCAGGCCATTCGAGAGCCATCTGTTACTCCAGCGATAGGGCCGCACGCGGGACCGCGCCGGCGTTACTTCTGCTTGCGGATCATCTGCATCAGGGGACCATTGCGTTTGGCATCCTGCAGCGCCAGGTCATAACCGGCCTTGGCACCCTCTTGCGCCGCTTGCCGCACCTGCGCAATCGTCGCCGCATCCGCGTTTCCACCAACCGAGATGTGCTGAGTTACCCCGCCAAAAGCCAGGCTGGTTTCTCCGGCACCACCGCCGCCATGAGCGACGACCCCAAGCGATCCATCCGGGCCCCGGGTCAGTGGCATGACGGCCTCAGGACCTGCCTCGCCCAGCTCACCCAGACCACCGCCCGCCATGCTGAAGCGCGTCGGCTGATCGAATAGGCCATTGGTGAAGGCGCCGCCCTTGGCGAACTTCTGCACGCCGCCATCCCAGGCGCCGCCTTTCGCCTGCTGCAGGAAGGACCCGATCGCGGCGATGTAGGAATTGGACGAGCCAGCCGCTGAGCCAACCGCGTTCACTAGAGCCTTGCGGATCTGGATGCGGATCAGGTCCTCGACGATCGAGTCAGCCAGGTCTTTGAAGGACAGCTTTCCGGTCTTCACGAACTCGGTCAGGGCATCCTCGGCGCCACTAAACATGTCGTCGAAGAGGTCCCGCGTCTGGGCAGCCACGTTGGCCGTGTTGTCGCGGTAATTCTCCAAGGCGGCCTTCGCGCCGTTCGACCAATCGGCCTGGGCCTGATCGACCTTCTGGTAGCCCTCCACCATGGCGTCGGCTTGCTTGGCGCCATACTCCTGGGTCAGCGCGATCTGCTTTTCCAGCTCCTGCCGCTGCTTTTCCGTGGTGGCAGTGGCCAGCTCGGTCCGCAGCTGCAGCACCTTGTCGTTGGTCTGCTGCTCCAGCTGCAGGCGCGCCTGGATGCGCTGGGCCTCCTGGTCGCCCATGCCAACCGATGCGGCGTCCAGGTCGTACTGCGCCTTGGCATTTGCCAGCTGGCGCTCCAGATCGGCCTGGTACTTCAGGGCTTCCGATAGGCCGTTGGCCGAGGCGATGGCGGTGTCGAATTGCTGCTTCAGCCAGCTGACGCCCTGGGCGTACTGCTCCTGGGTCAGCTTGCCGTTCTTGTGCAGCAGCTCCAGCTCGGCGGTCTTCTTGGCGAAGTCGTCCTGCGCCGCGCCCGCCGGGTCGAACTGCTGCTTCAGCTGCTTGTAGCCGTCCGCCGCTTCCTTGAGCTGCTGGTTGAGCTTCGTCTGCTCCGAGGTGGCTTCCTTCGTCGCCTGGGTGTCCGCCTTCTTGGCGTCCTTCTGGGCGTCGATGTCCCTGGCCACCTGCCGAAGCTGCTGCGCAAGTTCCCCCTGGGTGTCGATGTTGTTCTCGGCGATGACCCGCTCGGCCGCCTCCAGCGTGGTCTTGTCCTTGAGCGTGTTGAGCTGCTTCTGCAGCGTCTGGAGCTGCTGGGTAGCCGTGTTGATGCCGGCCTGGTTCTGATCGGTGTTCTTCTTCTGCGACTCGGTGTTGGCGTTCAGCTCCTTGCTGTACACCGCCTGGGTCTCTGCGAGTTTCCGGCTCTTGCTGTCCAGGGTGTCGAGGTTGCCGGCAGCGACCCGCAGGTCGCCCATGGCCGACTCAGGGATGATCCGGCGCTTCTGCAGATCGGTCAGGGTGTCGTCGAGGCCTTTGCCGGACTGTCTGGCGCTCTGCAGCTCCTGGGTGATCCGGCCCGCAATCGTGGCGCCTGCCTGCTGCTTGATGGTGCCAAGCAGATCCTTGAAGGCGCCATCGGCATCCTCGGTCGCCTGCTGCTGCTGACGCATGGTCGTGACCAGCAGGGCCTGGCGCTGATCCTTGTTGAGCGCGATGAACTCCTGGCGCAGCTCTTGGATCGGCCGCTTCAACTGCTCGACGCTGACGCTCGCGGCGCTGGCGTTGCTGCTCATGGTCAGGAAGGCGGCACCGGCGCCCAGGGCGAGAGCGGCCAAGCCGACCGGGCCACCCAGGATCCCCATCACAGTACCGGCAACGCTGCGAAGTCCGGCCTGCGCTGCTGCCACGCGAGCAATGGCCGCTGCCTCCGTCTGGCGCGCAGCGGCGTGCTGGATGGCCATCTCGGTCTGGACCGCCGTGCCTCTGGCCGCAACCGCCTCGCGCGCGGCCAGGATAGTGGCCGTCTCTGCTGCGCGCTGCTGAGCGATAGCCACCTGCAGGGTGGCTGCTGCCTGGCGAGTCGCTGCCACCTCGGAAGAGATGCTGGCCGCCGCGGCTTTAGCCATTCCTGCGATGTAGCCGGCGAATGCGGCTGCTGACCGGGCGCCAAGGGCCGCAATCACCAGGTTGATGTTCTCCGCCAAAAACCCGATCGCCTCGCCTAGCGCCCGGGCCCCGCCGTTGTCCGACATGCTCTGCAAGCGCTGGGTGACGCTTTCGATTCCCGGCAGCATTCCCGACACCAGCTGGCGCGTTACCCCGGTGAAGGATGCTTTCAGATCGACAATTGACTGGTTGACCTGAACCATTCGCTCAATGTCGAGGCCGGACAGGATTCCGCCAGCGTACTGGCCCCGATCACCGAGCTCCTGAAACGCTTTCCCAGAGTCCTTGAGCAGCGGTATCAGCGCCGTGGCCTCGTCGGCCATAGACTCCATATAGGTAGTAACTTGCTGCTGATTTAAACCTGCCTTTTCAAGAGAGGAATAATAAAGCTGCAAAGCTTGGGGGCCGGACAGCCTTGCAAACTGCTCAGCAGTAACTCCGACCCGAGGCGCAATCTCCTTAAAGAAGTCAGCCATTTCCCCGCCGCCACGCTGGAGAAACTCCCCAACCCTGTCGTTCGTGTCCTTGAGTATGTCTGCCAGCTTGTCTTGCTCTACTCCTACAGTGCGCGCCGCATAAGCGAGCCTCTGGAAGTCCTCAACAGAGGTATTAGATAGGGCGGCGAGGTTTTTTACTTCTTTCGCGTATTCGAGAGTGCTGGTGGCAATCGCCACAAGTCCAGCGACCGCGCCCGCCGTGGCAATGCTGACGGCGCCAAACGCCGAGCTTATGGCGGACTGTAGGCCGCCAGCATTCGCTCCGGTGCGGTCAAATGCTTTATCTACACGGCTCAGACTTTTATCGATGCTGTCAGCTGATTGACCGACCGCGGAGTCGCCACGAAGCATCTCCTGCCGCAACTGAGCGGTCGTTGCTTCGATACGAACCAGCATCCCTTGAACATCAGTCGCGGCCATTATCTAACTCCAATAAAAAACCCGCCGAAGCGGGCTCTTTTTACTTATTCAACATGCCTATACAGGCCGTGTAGTATTTATCTCGATACTCAGAAGCGGCTTTATCCCGATATTCATCTGTGGAGAATGCAGACTTCTGATATGCACCAGTAACCATCCCAGCCAGTATCGGGTTTACCTCTCTGCCTTGGGACACCTTATCCATCAGGTCTGACATCTTCACGCCGCTTTGGCGCTGTCGCATGATTTGCTCGGCAACCTCTGAGACGCCTTTGCATTTGCTCAGAGCCTGTTGCGATATGTCTTGGGCGCAGACCGCGCCAGAGGCCATCGCCAGACCGAGAACCAGAAACACTGCACGCATTTTTGTAACTCCATTGGAAGGAGCTACCAGTAAAGACGATGCCGGGGGGCGGTCACAACCGAACTGGATGCACTTACTCACCCCTCTCGGTTTTGCCGGTCAGCGCCGCCCGGATCTTCTGCGCGATGGTCGTCGGCCTGGGCTTCTCGGGGGTAGCTGCCCGGCCCCCACCGAATGGGTTCGCCATCTTCGTCCACTCGATCCTGGCGTCCAGCGTGAGAAAGAGTTCAGGGAGCGGCGTGTGCCAGGCCTGCTGCGGCGACCAGCCCAACCAGCCGGTGGCTACCGCATACAGCCTGTCGACGTAGCTCCCCTCTTCTACGGCGCTGACTCCGTCCCGCTTGGCTTTCCCAGGTCGTCACCGCGGGGGTTGTACAGCGCGCCGAGGAACTTGTAGACCTCGGGTACCAGGGCAGTCACCCCGTGCTGCCAGACCTTTTCCGGCAGCGCCTCGGCCTGCTTCTCGGTCAGGTTGGCGCCGGCGGCGATGATGATCGCCACGGCATCCACGCTGGTGCCGTGCAGGCCAGCCGCAGCGCCGCGCAGGCCGCCGAAGCGGGACTCAATCGCGCGCACCGCCGCCAGGGTCGGCCGTAGCTGGTAGGTCTCGCCGTCGATCTCCAGATCCACGTTGCCATGCAGGGTCTTGCTCATGATGGGTCTCGGTCAGGGGTGGGGCCGAAGCCCCACGGGTCAGGAGGCGGCCGGCAGGATTTCCAGCACGTCCGAGTTGATGGCGATGGTAACGTTGCGGCGCACCACGTTATCGGCGGCGCCCGGGGCCACGGTGTTGTTCATCACCTTCCCGCGGAAGTAGAAAGTGGTGGGCTTTAGCACCGGCGTGGCAGTAGGGTCGCCGTCGTTGAGGGTAACCTTGACGTTGTAGTCGCCCTTGCTGCGATCCTTGTGGGCAACCTTGATGGCGGTCTGGCCGGCATCGCCGTTGTCCAGGCCGATGGTCAGGGTCATGTCGCCGGCGTCGGCGGTGCCCTTGTACTTGCGTACGCGACCGTTCTTCAGCGAGGTGAAGTTCACCGAGCTGAAGGTATCGCCGAACTCGCCCAGGTCTTCGATCTCGCCGACCTCGACGTAGGTGTCACCCTCGAACTCGGTCTGGGTGGCGGCGGCCTTCTTGGTGCCAAGGTAGAAGCGGCAGCCTGCCGCCGTGTTGAGGTTGTCTTCGGCCATGGTTTCCTCCAAAGGCGCGGTGGTGGCCACGATGGCCAGGGGGTGAATCAGTGAGTGGTGATGACGCGAACGGTCACGGACCCCATGTAGGTCACACCGTCCTCATCACGCTGGGTGTCGGAGTCGATAACCCGGACCGATACGGCGCGACCGACGTCTAGGTCCATCCGGCGCTCATCCAGCGCGTCGATGATCTCGCCGACGATCCGCTTCGCCTCGGCCTGCCCCAGGGCGTCGGACCAGACGCTGAGGTAGATCAGACGCTCCTCGCGCCGTCGGCCGGAGATGGGTCGGGTGTTCTTCACCACCTCGCGGTCGATGGAGACGTAGGGCATAGGCGTGTCGAGCGGCGCGCCGTCGTACACCGGCGCCGACACCTCGGCGGTCAGACGGGCATAGAGGGCCGCCTGCAGTGCTACGGATGGGTCAGGCATTGTTGGCGGCTCGCTGCAGAGTCTCGTTGATGGCGCCGGCGATATTGGCCAGCACCACCTCGCGGTTGACCTGAATAGCGGGACGAAGCCAGGGGTGGGCCGGGCGCGCCGGGATGTCCGGGTGCTTGCCGAACCAGTGGGTGCCGTCAGTCTTCACCGTGTCGCGACGGTTGCGGTTACCCGAGCGCTTGCCGCCGGTGTAGCCCTTGGTCCCGTACTCGATGAACTTCAGGTAGAAGAATTTCCGATTGTTCTTTTTGCCGCGGATGCCGACCTGAGCGTCCAGGCCGCTGCGGGCTACGAAGGCCTCCAGCGCCTCGGCGGCGGCGCCAGTGTCCCGGGGGATCAGCTCGCGCATCGTCTCCAGGATCTGGTCCGCCGACTTCTGCATGGCCGGACGGAGCTGGTTGTCCATGGTCTGGTGGATGTTGCGCAGCGTCCGCCGGAGCTTGAAGTCGCCGATGACCCGTGAACGCCGCGCCATCGGTCAGGCCTTCTCTTCGGCCTTGGGCGCTGGCTTGGTGGTCTTGGCGTCCACCTCCACCACCAGGCCGCGCTCGATCAGTTGGCGGCCATCCTCGGCCTTCACGTCGAACTCGTCGCCGGGCTCGCGATCACCGACAGCGCCAGACAGGCTGGCCAGGGCTCTGACTTTCATGGGTATCTCCTACGGATTGGGAACGTTCGAACACAGCAGCCGCAGCATGGACAGGTCGTTGTCCGGCAGCGCGGCGCCGATTAGGTAGGTGGTGTGCTTGCCAACCAAGCGGCAGCCGACCTGGATATCAGCCCGGGGCCGGGTCCGAATCTCGGCGGTGACCGAGACGCTCATCCCTTCGGCGACCGGAGCGGTGCGGCCGGTGGGGATGGTGATCTCTGCCCAGAGCTTGTCCGGAGAGTCCACCCAGGTCTCGGTGAAGCCGCCGGTGTTGTTTTTCACGCGCTGCTGGGTCTGCAGCTTGAGGCGGTGACGCATGGGGCCGGCGCGCATCAGAATCGCTTCCTGTACCAGAGCAGACGGTCAACGGCGAGCGGCACGTCCGAGGCGATAGTGCCAATGACGACCGCCTCGCGGTTGGCGTACCAGTGGCCCACCAGCAGCAGGATGGCGTGCTCGACGTCCTTGGTGAGCAGCATCTGCTCCGGCCCGGTGGGGTTGGCCTCCACCAGGGTCCGGTCACAGTGCTGCTCGACGTGCGCCTGGGCCGCGCCGAGATACCCCTGGATCAGCGCGTCCTCCTCGTCGTGGTCGACGCGCAGGTGCAACTTCACCCGGGATAGCTCGATCATCACGCGCCCTCGCCGTCTTTCTTGGCCCCGGCGTCGGCATCAGCCTTGTCCGCCTTGCCGCCCTTGTTTTCGTCGGGCTTGGCCGGCTTGGTGGTCTTCGGCGCGGCCTGCTTGCTTTCGCCGACCTCCTCGGCCAACCCCTTGCCGATCAGCTGATGCGCGTACTCTTCGTCGACATCGTCGAAGGTCTGGCCAGCGCGAATACGCGAGGTATCGGCCTTGAGCAACTCGGCATTACCCTCGAAGCCCCACAGAATCAGGATTTTCATGGATCACCTCAAACGAGAAAGGGGCCCGAAGGCCCCTGTCAGGGATGGCTACGATCAGGAAGCCGCGGCGAAGCGGCCCTTCACGAAGGCGTAGGGACGGCGCACGGCCAGGCCGAGGCGCTCTTCCACCAGGACCACGCGCTGGTTCTTGACAAAGTCGTCGTTGATCCAGCCCACCTTCACGGTGAAGCCCATGCGGTCGTACAGACGCGCGCCCTGGGCAAAGGAACCCACCAGGAACTCGCCGCCAGTGGCAGCGGTTTGGCCGGCCGCCGGAGCGCCCTCGTCCATGCTTTCCGAGACGACCACCGGGCGCCCCCAGAGGACCGGAGAAACCAGGCCCTGCAGGTTGGCGAAGAGGTAGCGGTTGTCCGCGTCCTTCTGCAGCTCGATGTTCATCCAGTCGAGGTCGGTCATGACCACTGCATCGGCTTGGCGCTTGGACTGCTTGCCAACCTGGTACAGCGCACGGCGCACAGTATCGATGGCCGTGTCGCTGCCCCTGGCCAGGGCGGTGTCGAAGGCCGAGGCCTGGGTCATGATGCCGTTCAGGTTCTGGCCGGTGCCGTCGCCCTTCAGGATCTGGCCTTCCTCGACCAGCTTCAGGTCATAGCGCAGCAGCTCCTGGATGTAGCTGTACAGCTGCGGGATGTCGTCCAGCGCTTCGTCGGTGACCGGCATCCACACCGCGATCTTGCGGATGTTGTCGGTCTTCTGCTCGAAGGTGACGTTGCTGGATGGCTTCAGGCCGCCTTCAGCGACCATGCCGGCGCCGCGGGTGTGCAGCTTCTCGACGAAGTAGCTGTAGGCCTGGCCGTCGACGGGGGTGGTGGGGATCAGGTCGCGAATCACCAGGCTCTGGCGCGGACGATCCTGGATGATGGGATCGAACTGAGCCGGAACAAGGCCAGCGCTGGTGACCTTGGTCTCGGACATGGCGGCCATGTCGCCCTTGCTGATCTCGATCTCGGCAGCGCCCTGCTGCTTGGCGGAGAGCGCCTTGTAGGCGTCGTTGCCCTTCACCAGGTCGATGAAGGACTTCTGCTCGCCGGCCTGGCCACGCAGGCGGACGCCCTTCTCTTCGAGCTTCTGGACTTGCTCGATGACGCGCTCGATCTCGCCCTTCTGGTTTTCGATCTGGCGCTTCATCTCGTTGGAGACGGTCTCGCCCTTCTCCTGGTTCTGGATGACGGTGTCGTACTTCTGCTGCAGGCCGCCGAAGCCTTCCTTCAGTTGGCGGTCCAGGGACTCGCGCAGTTCTTTCACTTCGCTCATGGCGATACTCCGAAATGGTGGGTGAACAGTTGGGAAATGTCTTTCAGCTCATCCACGATCGCCGTGGCCTCGCTGCCACCGTCACGGTGGAGCGCGGGATAGCCGAGCGAAGCGACTGCCGCCGCTTCCTTCTGCGAGAGCCCCATGCGTTCGCGCAAGGCACTCTCGAAAAGCCTGATGTCCGATTTCACGGTGGTGATCTGGGCCGCCGGGTTCATGCCGAACGGCACCACCGAGGCCTCCCATAGCTCTGCCTGCTTGATGACCCGCACCCGGCGCCCGTCGCGCTCCTCGATACTGTCCTGCAGGGTGTTGAAGCCGATGGACATGCTGTCGAGCGTGCCGTCCTTCATCAGCTCCAGGGCGTCGCGGGCGTAGCTGACGCGCGGGTTGATCTGGCCCTTGATGAACAGGCCGTGGTCGTCGGACTGGAAGTCGCCCGCGCCGATCAGCCGGGTGAGGTCGTGGAACAGCGCCAGCTTCAGCTTGCCGGCGCGGGTGGTCTTCACCTTGACGAAGGCACCCGGCAGGATCACGTCGGCGCCCAGGTCCACGTTGTTGAAGACCGAGGCGTAGCCCTCGAAATAGCCGGCATCGGTCACCTCCTTCAGCTCGAAGGGGCACTCAACTTTGCTGAGCATTGGTCTGCATCTCCCACCGGGTTACCCGGTCGTATTGCTCGCCCACCAGGGGCGTGAGGTTTTCTTTCTCGCGGACCTCGTTGGTGGTCATCCACCCGGATCCGCCGGAGCCGCCGAGCGCGGCCTGGTAATAGCTCGCCCGCGCCGTACTGTCCGCGCGCAGCAGCCCCTCCACCACGAACTCGACGAAGCGCGTCTTGTTGCCAAACAGCTTGTCGTTCAGCTCGTCCTCGATCGCGTTGAGGTACGGCATCAGCCCGAAGGTGACGAAGAAACTGAGCTGCTGTTCGAGGTTCGAGCCCATGATCGAGGTCTTGCTGGCTCGGTTGGCCAGCGGCAGCGGCACGCCCCAGATACCGGCCAGGGCCTCTTCCTGGAACTGCTGCGACTCGATGAACTGGCTGTCCTTCTGCGACATACCAGCCGGGACGATCTTGGGGTTGCCCTGAAGGATGGCCATCTTGCCGATGTCCTCGACGTCGCCCTTGCGCACGTCGGGGAATTTCTCCATCACCTGCACCTGCTGTTCCTTGGTCAGGAACTGCTCGTAGATGACATAGCCACCGGTGAAGCCGCCCTTGCGCATGAAGCGTGCTGACCAGTCCTGGGCAGCCTTGGCCAGGCCCATGGTTTCGGCCTGGTGCTCGACTGGCGAAAGACCGTTGATGCCGTCGCTGCTGAAGAGCTTGAAATGCAGCATGTTCTCGGGGGACACCGGGAAGCGCGAACCGCCAGCGGTGACCCAATAGATCAGGTCGCCGTCAGTGTTCACCTCAACCTGGTCAGCGCTGAACGGGATGAAGCCGATAGGCTCGCCGGTCTCGCCGTCCACTCGCTCGATCACGGCGAAGGCAGCGCCCCGCAGCGCCATGTTCACCACTACCGCCTTCAGGAAGTTGGACCGGGTCATGTAGGGGTTGGGCTTGCGGAGTAGCCTGAGCATCCGGTCGCTGCCCTTCACCAGCTCGCGCCGGCCGCTCTGGTCGTCGTACAGCTTGAGCGGGAGCCCGGCTGTGGACTCGCTGAGGATCTTCACGCACGACCAGACGATGCCAATCGACATCGCGGTCTTGGCGGTGACGCGCACGCCTGACTTAGTGCGCCGGCCGCCGACCTCCATGTCGACCTCGACATAGTCCCCGGTCTTTGGGTCGCTGTAGCCGAAGAACTGCCAGCTGAGTGGGTTGTACCAACGAAATGCCATAGTCAGCCTACGAGTCCGAAGAAGCCGTTGTTCAGGTAGTCATCCAGCCCGCCCTTGGCCTCGGGGTTGAGCGACATCAGCGATACAGCGTTGAAGACCGCCATCAGCGGGTCGATCTTGGCCGAGCCGCTGGCCTGTTTCGTGATCAGGATCGAGTTGCCCCGGGGTTCTACCCGGGCGTTTCCGCAGCACCAGGCCATCATCGGCTGGCCGCCGTGCACCATCGTCCCCTCGGCCAGGCGGCGCTCGGTGGACTTGATGGCTCCACCCAGGCGCCAGCCCTGCGAGATGCCGATGATCTTGTCCGCCGGCACCCCGGCAGCCGCCAAGGCGTCGAGGATTGCGTCGATGCCAGCCGGGTCGACGCCGGCCTTGTCCAGCAGGCCGGCGCGCTCGATCTGAGCGACCATGTCGGCCAGCTCCTCGACGTCGTCCCCGATGGTCTCCACCAGGGTGAGGTGGCCATCGTTGGCGAAGTCGCGGAAGCGCGGTGCCTCGGACTTGCGACGCTCCAGTACAGAGGGATGGGCCCAGGCATGTGTCCAAGTGAGCCAGAGGCGAGTGCCGCGCTCTCGGCCGATGAAGGCAGCGCCCAACAGGTCGTCTAGGCCACCGCCGTCGATACCGGCGACGATTACCTCAGAGCGCTCGATCAGGTCGTCCAGGGACTGGCAGTACGCGACCGCCTGCTGCTCCCAGAACTCGGCGCCGGCCCACCGATCCGAGCGCAGCGCCAGGCCGATCTCGACGTTCAGGTGCTTGGCCAGGAAGCCGCGGAACGACTCCTCGCCGTCCAGCTGCGCCTGGGCGTAGCCGCGCTCGATGAAAGCCTCATCGACCGACAGTCCCAGGTTGGGGTTGGTCACGTAGGCGTTAGCGGCGTCCCGGTGGGCGCCGGCGTCAAGCATGGCCTTGGGAAACTCGTACAGCACCGGCAGGAATGACTTGTCGACGATCACGCCATCCCGTACCTGGCGGGCGTAGAGCAGCTTTTGCCGGAAGACGCCGGCGGGTGGGTCGTCCGCCTGGGTGGTAGCCCAGATGATGAATCCCTCGGGGCGCGATGCCAGGCCGCCGGTAGCTTCCCGCAGCATCGCCTCGGCATTGTTGCGCTTGCCGAATACCCAGAGTTCGTCGATGAAGACACCGATGGCCTTCTTGCCCGATACGGTCTCGCTGTCGGCCGCCACGACCTTGAGCGTGGCGCCAGTGACGCGGTGGGTCACGGTCCGGATGTGGTTCTGCACCTGGATGAGCTCTTTCAGCTCTTCGTCGGCGCCGACCATGTCCCGGATCGGGATGTAGCTGTTGTCGGCGATCTCCTTCGTCGGCGCTATGATCACGAACTCGCCGGAGGGTCGCCAGTTGAGGATCAGCGCCGTCAGCATGATGCCGGCGGCGATGGTCGACTTTCCGTTCTTCTTGCTGATCAGCAGCAGGAACTCGGTGATCATCCGTCGCCCGGTCTCGGCATCGTAGGCACCGAAGATCGCGGCGACGAACTCGTTCACCCAAGGACGGACGGTCTCGCACATCAGCGGGCTGCCGGTGGCATCCACCATGCGCAGCTGCCCGAACACCTCCAGCGCCTCGGCGGCCTGGTCCGGGAAGAGCGGCGCCTGTGGGATCAGCGATTCACGGGCAACGATCCGGCGCTCCCAATCGGTGCACGAGGTTGACCACTTCACGGCCTACCGCCCGGCACCGCCTTGAGCTGCGGCTGCGGACGCGGGCCGAACTTGCCCCCAGCGACCTGGCCGGCTTTCTCTTTCGCCTGCTCCTTCTTGCCACCCTCGCCACGGCGCTGGTGGATGAAGGGCATCAGCGCTTTCGCTGCGTCTACCCGAAGCTTCGGATCAGTGCCGCCGTCGTTCATGACGGCCAGCAGGAAATCCTTGGGGTCGGAATGGGTCAGCGCCCTGGCCAGGTCGAAGCCGGCCGGCTCATCCTCATCGCCCTCCTCGGCCTCGGCGTCGTCTTCAGGCTGCTGGGTTGGCTCGGCCGACGCCTTGGGCGTCCGCTTGGGACGCTCGGCTTTAACACCAGCTTTAACATCTGCTTTAACACCGCCTCCATTCGGGAACAGGGCGTTGAGCTTGTGTAGCTCCAGCATCACATCGGGATCTTTCGCCATGCGCGAACCCGCTGCCGACGCGGTTTTCGGCGAGCACCCAGCGGCTATCGCCGCGTCTTTGTTGGACGCACCTCCCCTGACCGCGTCGATGAAGGCGCGCTTCTTGGGGGTGAGGGCCATTTAACAAAAACCTGTGGGAGGAAAAAAATCTGTGCGTGGGGGACCAGGTGGTCTCGTATGCCGATAGAGCCCATATTTTTGGGGCCCCCTGGTCATAGCAAATCCCTATTTTGCACCCTTTTGGTGCGCATTCAGGGGCTCGGGCGTGCCACAACCGATCGCGGGATCAGACCAGGCCGGCCTGCTCCTCACGCTGCTTCGCCGAGCTGTGGCACGGACCGCAGAGGCTCTGCCAGTTCGACTGGTCCCAGAACAGAGACATGTCACCGCGGTGCGGGACAATGTGGTCGACGACGTTCGCCGCAGTCACGAGACCCTGTCGCTGGCAATAGATGCAGAGCGGATGGTCAGCCAGGTGTCGTTCCCGCGCCTTCCGCCACTTGTGGTCGTAGCCACGCTGGGCGGCTGTCTGCTTGTCGGTACGCCATGACCCGGGTTGCATGACTGCCACTCGGCCGCCTTGAGTGCCGAGTCGTGGCTTGAGAGTCGTTAGGCGTGACATGTCACGTTCACCCTCCTGCCATTGCGATGCCAACGAGGACACCGAACATGACTGCGAAACCGACAATAGTCAGTGGCATCCAGTCGATCCCGCGCGGGCCTTGCGTGCGCATCGGCGGTGGCTCGGGCGGTGGCAGCTTGTTCCGGCGAACGTACTCGGTAGGCGCGGGCGGCTTAGGCTCGCTCACGGGTAACCCTCCAGCGGCTCGCGATGTCCGCCCCATTGCTCTGGCAGCGTGCAGGCTGTGACCTGTAGGCGGTACAGCTTGGCCGGCAACTGCATAGTCCCGGCATCGAAGCCAGGCGCAGCCACCCAGATCGTCTGCAGCGTGTTGCGGCATTCCCAGGTGCGGGTGACGTAGCCAGAGCCGGTACCCACCAGGAACACCACTACCAAGGCCAAGACCCAGCGGAAGACGGTTCGTGCCTGTCTCATCCGTGCGCCCTCCTCACCCGGCGCTGCAGCTGGCGACGGTCGCGGCCATCCACCAGCGCGCCGATCCGGCGGAAGAAGTAGGCTCCACAGAAGATCGTGTGGCCTACCACCAGGGCGCTGGCCATGCTGTTGTTCACCAGCTTCCAGGGCTCCATCAGCCACAGGGCCAGGTGAGCCAGCACGTACAGCGTCGAGGCAGTGACGATGAACATCACCTCGGTCCGGTCATCCTGGCGGAACCGGTTGCCGTTGGCGGCGAACCAGATGCACCGGGCAATGACCAGGCCGTAGGCCACCACAGCGGCAATCGAGATCAGCAGCATCAGTTGGCTCCAGGCGGGTTGAACCGCTCCAGCGCGCCCTTCACCTTTACTTCGAGCATCCCTAGCACGGGGTAGGCGCAGAACCCGAACACCATTAGGTAGCCCGAGCGGTATTCGTTGGTCATGGGTATGAAGTAGCCGCACACCTTGCCGACGAAGAAGGCCGACAGGAACTTGATGGCGAAGCTCTTCGCGGAGAAGCGCATTTCGGTGGTGGGTGGCCAGAAGTAGCTGATCACACCGCCGAAGCCGCCGAGAAGGCCAGGCATGCACCACAGCAGAATGGCCTCCAGCATTTGATCCACTGGTGTTGCCCTCTAGGTGTTGCCCTCTTCCAGGCATGAAAAAGGCCCGCAGATGCGAGCCTATGAATGATGCCGGCGCTTCCCCGGCGGGCAGATGTTGTCGTCCCAGTCCTCGCGACTTCGTGGGACGCATGGGCGCTGCCACCATGCTTAGATCAGGGGGCTGGGCCCGCACCCCAGCTCTGGGTTTTCAGCCTCAGCTGAAGCATTCCCCCAAACGCAAAAACCCCGGCACGGTGGCCGGGGTCTCTAGTGTGTTGCGCTCTGCTCAGGCAGCTATCGCAGCATGGAATAAATCGTATAGGTGTTGTAATCCACTGTCAACGATTCGTGAAACATATCAATCATGCCGCTTCGCATACCGCCGATAGACGACCGTCCAGCCAGGCCTCGCCTGACTTCACCAACTCAGCGGCCTTCACATGGGTGATCCCCATCATCATCCCGAGCTTGCGGTAGGTCAGGCCATCGAATCGGTAGTAGTGCCACACGGCGCGGAAGCACTGCGGGTCCCGCTCCTTCAGGACGGACAGCATCCGATCTACCCAGAGCGCCTCCAAGTCATCGATGTCCGGCGTAGGCAGCGACTCGGTGGCGACGTTGTCACGCATCAGCGCATAGGTCGGGCAGATGTAGGTGGCGATGCTGGCCTGGATGCGGCTCCAGATACCCCATTGCCGGAGGAGGTAGCAGCTGCTGATGTTTCGCATGGTTCAGTCTCCGGTGAAGTGCGAGCCGTGCGGGCCGCGGCGGTTGCTCGATTCGTAGGGCTGCGTCCGCTGCAGGGTGGCCAGCTGCTGTTCCAGGTGCAGAAGGCGGTGACTCAGGGTGAAGACCAGATCCTCGGCGGGCATCGCCTGGCCGGTGGCGTGGTCGACCCAGCCAGTGCCGGCGCAGGTGTCGCAGGCCATCTCGTAGAAGACGCCCTTGGTGACGCCGCGCCCGTGACATGTCACGCAGCGCGAAATCGGCTTCACCTTGCGGGTGAGGTCAGGCCCGTGCTGCTTGCGCATTGGCCCTCCGGTCGATCTCCTCGGTGATCAGGTCCTTCTCGGTCTGAAAACGTGACATGTCACGCTGCGCCTTCTCTTCTGCGGCGCGGTCGATGGTGCTGGTGTCGCGCCAGGACCTGAACCGGTCACCACGACCGCGACCCGAGCGCAGGCCCTGGGCGGCAGAGATCCGGCCAAAGCACTGGCTCCGCTGCTCTTCCAGTACCTGCCACCGCCGGCGCAGCTCTTCATCAGTGGCGGCGGCCAGGCGCTGGGCAGACAGGGCAGCCATCTCGGCGATCAGCTCGCGGGCATTGCCCGGCGCGGCTCGATAGGCCTGGTCGTGGTGGCTGAGGAGAACGACCAGCGAGTGGCCGAGGATCTGCCGGGCCAGGCCGGCCAGGTCTTGTGCTGGGTGGTTCATGGGCGGGCCTCGGTAGCAGGCAGGCGGAGATAAGCGGTCAGGTGCTCGCGGGCGTCATGCACACCACGGCAAACGATGGCCAGGTAGCCCTGGTCGGTCAGGCGCTGGAGCGCGGCCAGCTGGGTAGCCGATACGGCGGCGTCGTGCGGCGGAGTGGCCTTGAACTCGATCCGCATCCCGAAGTAGCCGCCCCGAGCGATGTCGACGTTGATGTCCGGCATCCCGGCGCGCACGCCCTGCCCTTTCAGCTTGCCGGCCGTGGCCTTGTGGCGGTGGCCACCGTTGGGCACGTGGTAGATCGACTTCGCCTCCTTGGGGAAGGCCAGCTCCAGCCAGGTGAACAGTTGGGTCTGTTCGATACCTTCCCAGTCGGCGGGCTTCTTGCGGGTGCGGGTCTCGCGAGGGGCGGCCCAGGGCTTGAGTGCAGCGGTCATGCGGCCTCCCTCCACGCCTGATAGGCGCCCATCGGAGTCGAGTGCGCGGTGACCACCCAGCTCCCATGGGAGGGCATGCGCAGGAGAGAGCACCACCAGAGACCGGTGTGAAAGCAGATGTGAGGCTTCAAACTGGCGCGGTTCATGCCGCCCCCTTGATCGTCATCAGGCCCTGGCTGATCCAGATGGCCTGGGTTTCGCCCAGGGCCCGGATCACATCGCGCTGATCCAGCTCGCCCTGGCGGCGGCCGTCCAGCAGGTCATGGCAGCAGCTGCAGGCGAACACGGCCATGTTGTCCGGGCTCTTCAGGCCCATGCCCTTCTGGCCGCAGGCGATGTGGGCCAGCACCGTGGTCTCGGGGTTGAAGTTGCAGACGCCTGGGATGCGCAGGGTGCATTCCTGGCCACGGGCGCTGTCGCGGAGCTTCCTGGATTGGGCGCGGCTCATTCAGACACCTCGATTCGCATCTGCTTGCCGTCAATGCCCATGCGAGGGGTCAGGCCGCCACCTGGAGCGCTGAGGTACTGCAGGCCAGTCTTGTGATCGGTATGCAAGCGCATGTTGCTGCGCTGACTGGGGCTATCCGTGTCGTCACGGCCACGCCAGGCGTTGATGGCCACCATGAGGAGCATGCCGACGATGATGCCGGTGATCAGGTTACTCATCGCCCTGATCCTCCCGCCCCTGGATGTCGCCCAGCATGTCGCCGAAGGCACGGCGCGGTGCCGGTGCTTTGCGCTTCACCGGCTGAGCCAGCTCCTGCTCGCGGAAGTGGATGTAGGCCTCAGTGTGCTGGACCTTGGGGTCCATGCCGCTGCCGCGGTTGAAGCCCTGGTCATAGGCCAGGCGGCGCTCTTCCAGCACTTCTTGCTCGGTGAACATCATGCTACGTCGGCCTCCGGCCAGATGATGCGAGCGCAGGTCAGGGCCTCGTCGCGGTTGATTTGGGCGCCGACCATTGCGAAGGGCGCGCGATTGGGCAGCAGGACCATCCAGCAGGCCTTCATGCGGCACCTCGCCGAGCGCTTTCCCACTCGAACAGCAGGACGAAGCCCCCACCCTCGCGCAGGCGATCAGCAGTGCGGTCGCCGACGCTCGCTTCGAACTTGGCAGCGGAAAGGTTCGAGACCAGGACGGTGGGCTTCATCTCCTCGTAGCGCTTGTTCACCACCTCGAAGATGCTCATGCGCTCGAAGTCGTTGTCGCGGCTGGCGCCTACCTCGTCGATCACCAGCAGGTCGGCCTGGGCGAACAGCTCGATGGCCTGGGCCTCGGTGTAGCCGGCGTCGCTGCCGAAGCTGCCCTTGATGTGCTGGCAGATGCGGCTGACGGTGGTGTAGATCGCCGTGGCGCCGTGCTCGCGGATGACGTGCTGCGCGACTGCCGCAGCCAGGTGGGTCTTGCCGGTGCCGGTCTTGCCCAGCAGCAACATGCAGCGGCCGCCCTGGGCGTTCTCGGTGAACTGCTCGGCGTAGCGGCGGCAGGAGGCCAGGGCCTTCTTCTGCTCGGCGGTCTCGGCGCGGTAGGACTCGAAGGTCTTGCCGGTGAAGCGTGGCGGGATCATGGCGCTGCCCAGGCGGCGCTCCAGCTTGGCCACGGCGCCTTGGCGGCGCTGGGCGGCCCACTCCTCTGCCTCGCGCTTCTCGCGGACTTCCTCTGCACAGACCGGGCAGCCGGAGCGGCGCTCATCGCGGAAGACCTGGGCCTCGTAGGTACCATGGCGATCGCAGCTGGCTTGTTCCTGGCCGACGATGCCAGCCAGGCGCTGGGTGCGTTCGAGCAACGAGTTAAAACCGGTAGGTGCCATCGCCGTTGGCCTCCAGATCGCGGGAATAGTCTTGGTCGTTCAGGCCGACGTGGCGGCTGCCCAGGTGGTGGACGTTGCCCGCAGCGCGGACTTCGTCGTTCCAGCGCTCGCCGTTCAGCCAGGTGGTGGGATGGGGAACGAACTGGCCGCCGTCTTTCACCCAGGCGGCGCTGGCGCACTGGCGATCCAGGCCGGCCATGATTTGGGCGAACAGGGCGTCATCAGGATTGAGCTTGTCCCACTTCGCCCGGGCCTTCGCCTTGCAGGTCTTGTTGGGGTACTTCGCCCAGAACTGGTCGAACATCGGGTTGATCTGCTCGACACCAGCATCAGGAACCAGCGCGTCGCCTTCCCCCTTGGGGGCTAGGGGGAGCTCCGGTTCTTGGTTCTTGGTTACTGGTTCTTGGTTAGGGTTACGACTGGGTTCCTCCTGGGTTCCATTCGCTAACCCAGAAATAACCGACTGGGTTTCTTTGGGTTTCTGAGAGGGGCGCCCACCCTTCTTGCCGTTTAACCGGTTGGTTTCTGCCTTGGCGTGGTAGGCCTGGATTTCCAGATCCGCCCGCTTATTGCGGTACACCCCGTTCTCCAGCTCGAAGAACTCACCCAGCACGACCTGGACGGCCTCCTTCTCTTCGCTGGTACGGGCGCCCACCCAGCGGCATACCATCACCAGGTCGGCGGCAATGGGCTGCTCTTCGGCGTAGTAACGGCGCAGGAGGCGGCTGTAGACGGCGTCCTCTACAAGCGTCAGGTGCATGGTTGCCTGGGCGTAGTCGCCGATGTTGTGGCTGTAGTAGTTCATGCGGCACCTTGCAGCTTGTAGGTGGCCTGGTTGATTGCAGAAGGCAGGTGGTTCATACTCGGCTCGCTCCTAGACAGAGTTGCTGTATCGAAAGCCCGGTTGCCGCCGGGCTTTTTTATGCCTGCGATTCGCGTACTGGACGGAATCACAGCTATCCCGCGTGACTGCTGGCGCAAGGCCATAACGCGGATAATGGGTTCCATGGTCAGGCGGCCTCTTGAGCCCGGGCCTTGGGTGGAAACACCTTGTCCAAGGTGCACTTGGCGCCCAGCGCGTTAAGGGCCTTCACAATCAACCGAGCGTCGTCGAGCTTCAGCGGACGAGCACCCGACTCATAGTTGGCCAACCTGGATTGCTTCCAGTTGAGCTTCCGGTACAGCGCCGCCTGGGTGATGCCCGCGGCCTCCCTGAACTCAGCGATGCGGTTCATCGACGGACTCCTGTGATAGGTATGCCCAGGATAATCACATATCGTGTTTGAGGCAATCACAATAAGTGAGCGGAAAGCATTTCACTCCGTGATTAACATCGCGCCCATGAAGACGCTCGGATCGCGCATTGCGCACTATAGGAATGAGGCGAAGATGTCCCAGGCGAAGCTGGCTCAGGCCTGCGGGTGGGCATCTCAGTCGAGAGTGGCCAACTACGAAAAGGACACCCGTGAACCAACCTTGGAAGACATCTCGCTGATGGCCAAGGTGCTGCGCATTGACCCTGCCCAGCTCCTATCGGATGGCAAGAGCTATGCTCGACCGGTGATTGCCGAGGTCTCGCCCGCGATTGTGGATGAGCGCTTCCTGGTGATCCCGCAGTTCGACATCCAGGCGTCGATGGGACCGGGGATCGTAGTGCCCGAACACCTGGAGATCGTCCAGCAACTGGTGATTGATCGCGAGTGGGTACGCCAGCAGCGCCTAAATCACACCGGCGTACCGAATCTGGCCGTGATCACTGGGTTCGGTGACAGCATGGAGCCCACCTTTTGCGATGGGGATCCACTGATGGTCGATCGCGGCGTCGACGGTATGACCAAGGATGGTGTGTACGTCTTCAGCTTCGACAATATGGCCCACATCAAGCGCCTGCAGCACATTGGCCCTGGCCGGGTTCGGGTCATCTCGGACAATCGCGCCAAGTACGACCACTGGGAAGCCAACCTGGCGGACATCAGCATCCACGCACGCGTGCTGATCGGGCTGAACGTCAGGAAGATGGAGTAGCCCCTGCGGGTAGAGGAGCAGAGCATGTCTAGGAAGAGCGTGGCCTACGTCGGTGGTGTGCTGTTTGCCGCAGCATTCGGCGCCATTGCGCTGGTTCTCCTCTCATTCTTCATGTTCGACCTCTGGTAGCGCATCTGGCCAGGACGGGTAGGCACGAGGCCGTGAAGAAGGCCATGAAAGGGCTGAGAGGAAAGGAGTGGTAGGACTAAACGCCAGGCATATTGACTAGGAGTGCAAATGGAAACTGGGAATCTGGGGCGAGATCCCTACATCGCTCTTCCGATCATCGACGGCCCCGTACAGGGCCAGACCTATGCTTGGCCACATAGCTCGTTCCAGGTCGGCTCTTCGCCCGGCACGCTGGGCTCGCTGCCAACCCTAACGACCTACTATCTGAAACTAGATCCAGACCAAGGATGGGTCTGGTCGGTCCAGGCACCAGAAGCCTGAGGGCGTCATAGCGCCCAGGAGGGGCTCATGGGGGAGTTATCCAGGAAGGTAGCAAAGGTGCTTGAGGCTTTTGCGATAGTGATGACGATGGGGCTGGCGGGGCTTTTTGCGGGCCAACTACTCCGATTGATCGAACAATAGGAAGGATCGCTAAATGGACGTTAATCAGATAGACGCATTCATAGCCGAAGACGAACCAGATTATCCATTTGAGATCAGGTACGAAGGCAGAGATGCCGAGCGTCATCACATCGACATGGCTTCCTTGGCGGAATCTCTCGATGGATTCAGTCGAATCTATGCTGTGGCTGCCCATTTTGCGACCACTGGTCAGTACGCCAAGCAGATGCAAGCCCTGAATGCCAAGGCTTACGTAAGAGAGCCCAAAGCCAAGTGCGTGAGCATCGCTGGTGTTGTAGCATGGGCGACGACAAACGGGGTTTTCCAAGGCCTTGGAGGGGTAGTCATAACCCTTGTTCTCAACCACATTTATCAGCGCAATAGCGGCAACAAAGAAGAGATGAAGCACCTTCGCGAACTGTTCGAAAAACAGCTCGGCTTCAATCAGAAGTATGTCGAGCGACTGATGGATACCGTCGACAAGCTTGCCGACGCGCTGCAGCCATCTGTCAAAAAATCAGTGGCGCCCATAGGCGAGACCTGCGACCGGATAGATCTTTACGGTAAGTCAGGAAAGCAAAGCTCCATTGGATTGGCAGAGAAAGAAGCAATCTTGTCTGCAGAGCCAGCAGAAATACTTCCCGAGCGGAAATATTCTATCGTGATATCAGGCCTGGACCGAATCACGAAGACGTGCAAAATCAGCTTCACCGAAGAGGACACTGAGGAGTCAGTCGAAGATGACGGATCGCCCAGGCGCATCTCCTGCGACATCACTGACCCTGTAGCTACTTTGGTGCCGAACCCTTACCTTGATGCGTTCGCTACAGGCAGGCCGGTTCGCGTGACGGCAAAAGCCATGCTAAAGAATGGCGTCATAACGAAGCTTTTCATCTCCGACGCTACCTGATTAGAGCCCGGCCCAGTGCCGGGCTTTCTGTATCTGGCTGCCCTGCTCCGCAGCTGCCCGCACTGCATCGGCTTGTCTTACCAAAAACGCCGTACGCTTTGCCATCGCGCCATCAGCCCTAAGTCTCTGCCGACGCCTCCGCCCCCTGTTTGACGAGGACGGTATCGGCCTCCAAGGGCACCAGTGAGCCTTTGCTCCGGAGTTCGTTTACAGCATGTAGCACAATCAGGTTGAGGTATTGAGCGTCTCCCATGTGCTTACGATCAACCAGCCTTGATACCTTGGCCGGTAGCGATGGATCTAGGAGCGTGATCAGGAGCCCATCCTCTCTCCATTCCAGAAAATGGCCAATAGGAGGACGAAGCGCAGCGAGACGATCTCTCAACCTTTCCATATGCCACCTCAGCTAAGTCTTACTATTTGGAAGATAGTCGCTGGTAGCAGGCGGGCAGTGAATGGAAAAGACTTGTAGCAAAGATCGGGAGCAGCGACTTTCGCTCCTACTCCCGCGGCTTACCACTCTGTAGCCGGTTCATCTCAGCCGTCACCATGTTGCGGTACTGCTGCGGCTCCATGCCGGCCAGCTCCAGATCGGCCCAGGCGCGCCAGCCCTTCCCTTTCTTCTCCTTCAGCGCGGCATCGCCGTAGCAGCGCTCCTTGTTCGCTTTCCAGAACTCGAACAGCTCGGCCTTGTGCTCCTCCATGGCGCGGCGTTCGTCCATGGGAAGGTCGGCGAGGCTGTAGGACATGGGTCATCTCCTGATCTGATGCGGGCGTCATGATACGCCTGGCCTTCCCCTTCTAATCACAGCTTGTCGGGCAAGCACGCTGCAGGCCCTCACCAATCACGGCCGGGAAAAATAATCACATTACGTGTTGACGTATGAATCACAATTCGTGATTATTCGATCACAGGCAGCGACAACTGCCCGGCAGCGAAAGCCGCCCTGCTCTTTACACAATTCGAGACCCCCGCGAGCCGATCCGCCACCAGGCGTACAGCGCGGGCTACAAATTTCGGCTCCCATGCCAGCTCTGGTACTGGCCTCGGCAATACACCCTGCCGAGCGAAGCCACGCAAGCCAGCCATCCACCGCCCTGTAGGCGCGATGGCCTGAGGGACGACCCCGGCGATGCGCGTGGCGGAGAGCAGTTTTCCTCGCTGGCCTTGGATGGTCAGGGCCAGCCGGGAAAACAACCGAGGACGCAGCAATGGACGAGAAAAGCCCCAACGGGCCGGTAGAGGTTGAGCTCAAGGTGCATGTCATCGAGGAAGCCGGCGGGCGCAAAGCTCGACGCGGCGTAGCAACCATCTCGATGGGCTTCGGCCGCTTCCCTACCCCGGCAGAGGTTCAGGCACGGATCGATAAGTTCGCAAAGGAAGAGATCGTCGGCATGGCGCCAGGTTACCGGCTACAGACAGCCCCGGAGTTCTGGGACACGGCCTGCCACGAGAAGACCGGTCAGTTCTTCGCAGTACCTGGCAGCTACCACGAGTTTGCTCGAATCGACTGAGCATCACTTCAGCCGCTTCCATGAGGCGGCTGCGGGATGCCAAACGAACAGGAGGCCGACATGGCCAACGATCTGACAGAGGGCCAATGGAAGGTGCTGTTGGCCGTTGAGGCCTTCATGCACGAGAACCTCTACCCGCCTACCCGGGCAGAGCTGGCCGAGTTGCTGGGAATGGCCTCGCACAACGGGCCGCAGGAGCACCTGGTGGCCCTGGAGAAGAAAGGCTACGTGAAGCTGATCCCCGGCACTGCCCGAGGCATACAGGTCCTAAGGAGCTCGTCATGAATCAGCACTACGTCGCCTGGCTGCGCGCCCAGATTGAAGCGGCCACGCCGGCCACCCTGTACCTGAACATCCTGCCGCACGTTGAAGACCTCGCCGCGATGTACCGGCGCGAGATGCAGCAGGCATCCACTCCCGGCCTGAAGCTCTACTTCCAACGCACGCTGGCGGGCTTCGAAGAACTCCTCCACCAACACCAGTGCCACGCCGCGGCGGCGTAAGGATCCACACCGTGATCGAATTCGGGCAATGGCAAGGACGCCTGGGCATGGGCCTGGCTCCCCGAGAACTGGAATGCGTGATGGGCCTGGCCAGCGGCCTGACTCACAAGCAGATCGCCCGGGACATGGCGATCGCCCCCATGACCGTCACCAAGCGGGTGAGCAGCGCGATGTTCAAGCTGGGCGTGCAGCGCGCCCCGCAGCTGGTTGCCGAGGCTATGAAGCGCCAGATCATCAGCCCGCTGTGCCTGGCACTGGCCGCCCTGGTGGTGGCCCATGCCGCCCTCGATGAAGACCCGATGCGCCGCGACCGCCGCGCGCCGGAGCGGCGCACCGCCCAGGTCCGGATGATGCGCCGCGCTGAAGCCCCGGAGATCTACGCATGACCACACCGAAGACTGCCGCCGAGCGGAAGGCCGATCAGCGAAAGCGCGAGGCCGAGCGCCTGGCCGCCCTGGGCCACCAGGTGATGCCGTTCGAGATGTACCAGCGCACCGCCGAGGCACTGGACCGGATCTGCGCCGCCGGCGGCTTCGAGCAGCGCGCCGAGGTGCTGACCCTGCTGATCCACTCTGCCGATCAGATCGCCAAACGTGACATGTCACGTTTCAACGAATTGATCACTCCACCCCGCTCCACCTGATCTAGCCCCGACCTGGCGGGCCGCCCCGGCGGATACCCAGGAGCGCCAGCCGGCGGAGCGCACATCACCGGCAGCCTGGCATTGGTCACCAGCTTCTACCTCCGCCGAGGGCCAGGCCGTATTCCCCACGTCACGGGGACTTCATCGGAGTGAGCACTGCGCGGTCGGCATGCCGCGTTCTGTGCCGGGAGCCGGCGTTCCGTCGCTGGTAGTGCTCACTCCGCTGCAGAAGACCGGACGTCGCGTCAGCTGGCAAGCGCCAACAGGAGCTGGCACTGCATCACCGCCGGCCACGGTTCAACCCTGAAGCCGGCACCCATTCCCCCGCGCCGCTCGGCGCCATCCCGAGACCATCATCATGATCACCCTACCTATCATCGGGCGTAACCCGGCGGCAGTGATTTCGCGTGCCCGCATGCTGGGCTTCGAGTGCTGGCCCTATCGCGCCGAGCGCCGCGCCAACGGCACCTGGGTCCACTACTACCGCAAGGCTGACCAGAAGGTGGCGCCGCGCCGCACTGCTGACAACCTGCTGCGTACTGAAGAGGAGTTGTTCGCATGAGCTATCACATCGAGCAGCGCAAGAAGCGGCGCGCCGAGTTCGAGCAGGACGCCGCTAATAACCTGGCTCAGCACGTCTACACGCCGCTGGCTGTAAACAAGGACTGCCAGGTCTGGCGCTGCGCGCGTCCCGGATCCAGCGTCTATGCCTTTGACATCATGATGACCCGCTACGGCATCTCGGTCGTGGGCGACATCGACGGGCTCACCTTCGGCGTGGGTATTGGCTACGGCGTGGCCTTCCTGGCTGGTGACGATGTCGATTACTACATCCATTCGAAGCTGGAACGGCACTGCCAGGAGCGCGAGCTGGATGAAGACCGCCTCCGGGAGCATGTCCTCTGCGGGCTCGCCGAGAAAATCTGCGATCACGTGAGCGATGAAGAGTGGGAAATGCTACCGGACTGGCTCAAGGAAGACAGCCAGCGAACTGCTGACAAGTGGGACAGCCTGGAAGCCTTCCTGGATGAGAAGACGGACCTCACTGCCCCGGACGATGAGTGGGATGAATGGGCATACCTCGTAGCAGAGGTCGCCGCTCTTGATCATCTGGATGAGGCGCAGCGATACGTCGCGGACTACAACGAGCAGTTGGGCCTGGGTGATGACTGGTGGGAGCTGAGCATTGATCGGCCCGCGCACAGCCTGATGTCTCGGCTCTACATGGTCCGCCATGCAGCCAGGCAGATCCTCCAGCAGCAGGAGGAAGCAGCATGATTCCCGACTTCGTGCACGACATCCGGGCGCGGGAGCCGCAGCGCGCCATCCTGGGCCAGGCCGTCGAGCGGTACCTGGCCGCCGGCGGCAGCATCGCCACCCTGCCCTATCTGGTACCGCGGGAGCTGACCCGGGCGGCCGAGTTCAACAGCAGCGCGCCCCGGGTTCGCGGTATCGCTGCTGGGTCCCGATCCAAGAAGCGGGCAGCCAACCAGCACGCTTCTACCTTCGCCGTCCTGCTGAAAACGCTAGAGGCTCCCCAATGAGCAAGCGCAAGCCGAACAACCCGCAAGCCCGCCTGGCCCGCAACTGCCGCGCCCTGTTGGCGAACAGCCAGGTGGCGGTGATGAACATCGACCGCCCCGCCCATCCTGATCTGGTGGATCAGCGCCTCATCAGCCTGCGCGATGGCAAGCCCATAGCCCTGAGCCAGGTGCGCCTGGTGGCCAATGCCTTCTGCGACTTCGCCCACTCCTGGACGGTTTACTTCGCGGTCATGTGCCGCGACCAGCAGGGCGACCAGTACATCAAGGCCGAAGAGATCGCACTGAGCGGCATCTACCGCGCCGGGCAGCTGACCGATGTGCTTGAGCACTTCTGCCGCGAGCTACGTGACGGCTGCAACGCCCGGCACCTGATCAGCAGCGGATGGATTGCCAACACCAGCGGCATAGCCCTCGACGAAGCCCGGGCCTACGAGCTGTTCGAGAAGTTCGGTGGCTGGGCGCACGTTGAGCGCACGCAAGCGGCGTAAGGAAACCTACCATGACCGTCACCTACGGATCGGTCTGTAGCGGCATTGAGGCTGCTACGGTCGCCTGGCACCCGCTGGGCATGCGTGCCACCTGGTACGCCGAGATCGAAGCCTTTCCCAGCGCCGTCTTGGCGCACCGGTATCCGGAGACTGCCAACCTGGGCGACATGACTCGCCTCGCCGCCCAGGTGCTGGCCGGAAAGATCGAGGCGCCAGACGTCTTGGTCGGCGGAACGCCCTGCCAAGCCTTCAGCGTGGCCGGCATGCGCGAAGGCCTGGCCGATCCGCGCGGCGCCCTCACCATCAAATACGTGGAGCTCGCAGATGCAATTGACCATGTTCGAGTCCAGCGCGGACAGCCAGAGAGCGTCGTCGTCTGGGAGAACGTCCCAGGAGTGCTCAGCGACAAGGGCAACGCGTTCGGCTGTTTCCTCGGCGCCCTGGTGGGCGAATCCGAAGAACTCCAGCCGCCAGGGAAAAGGTGGGCAGACGCTGGTTGTGTGTATGGACCCCGGCGAGCAGTCGCGTGGCGGATTCTGGATGCCCAATATTTCGGCCTGGCCCAACGACGCCGCCGTGTGTTCGTTGTGGCGAGTGCTCGAGGTGACTTCGATCCCGCATCGGTACTTTTTGAGCGCGAAGGCCTGCGCCGGGATCATCCGCCGCGCCGAGGCGAGACGCCGGACGTTGCCGGCACCCTTACTTCGAGCCTTGGCAGGCGTAGCGGGCAGCCAGATTGCGGAAGCACACCAGGCCAGTTGATCGCCGGCACGCTGCAGGCGGGCGGCAAAACTGCCGGCTCCGCCACTCTCCAGGACGCTGAGTCCGGCCTGCTGCTGGCCTTTGGCGGCGGCGCCAACTGCCAAGCCACGAACGTGAGCACGGCACTCAGCGCTCACCCGGGCGGCACCCTCATGGATGCCGAGACCGAGACGTTCGTGGTGCACGGCACCCAGGATCCCGACGTCAGCCAGGGCCTGGCCCATGCGCTTGGCCGGAATCAGGGACAGGAGAACGCAGTGCTGGCGTTCAGCTGCAAGGATCACGGCGCTGACGCCGGCGACATCTCCCCCACGCTGCGCGCCATGGGTCACGGCGAAAGCCACGCCAACGCCGGTGGCCAGGTGGCGGTCTGCGTGACAGGCGATATTGCCCACACTCTAAAGGCCGAAGGGTTCGATGCGAGCGAAGACGGTACCGGCCGGGGCCAGCCAATGGTGCCGGGCGAAAGGGGCGTCCGCCGTCTCACGCCGCGCGAGTGCGAGCGTCTGCAGGGTTTCCCTGATGACCACACGCTGATCCCCTGGCGCGGGCGCCCGACTGCTGAATGTCCTGACGGCCCCCGCTACAAGGCGATCGGCAACAGCAAGGCCGTGCCGGTCGTGCGCTGGATCGGCCGCCGGCTTCTCGCCGCACTCCCATAACCCTATACACGGCATACGTGTTTGACGCGCATGCCGGAAATCCTGTCCTAGAAGGGCAGTAATATCAACCCTATGCAAAATATTAACTCGGCTGGCTATGACTTTAGACAAGAAGATCCCGGCCTCTGTCATCAAGTGAACTATTACCTACCGATTACGATAGATCGCCTAATCTTTCTCGCTCTTAAACCCTTTCGCATGCTTCTGCAAATATGCCTCCCGAAGCAATTTTCTCATTTCGTGGCCGAAGGAATTGTCACCAATTATGCTGCGATCCGTGGCATGCGTCTTAAGAAGCACATCACCTTGACGATTAGCATCCTTGAGCTTTTTCATCTCCTTTTGGAGGAGCTCGACCTTAGATGACATCTCTTGGTTCACTTCCTTCTCCGCAGATAGCTGGTCCAGCAACTTCGACATCTCTTCTATCGCAGAATTTTTTTCTTGATTTGCCGTATCAATAAAATCATCTAACTGCGATAGCTCCGCGCTGAGACTCCTAATGAACCCACCTAATTCATCAGCGCTACCTGCGAGCCTATTGAATATCTTCAATACGCTTTCTATTTGACTATTTTTAGAAAAATTTGGATACCTAACATTATGATCGATCTCCGCCCAAGCTTCTTCGAAGACGGTTCTAACCTGCACCTCGACCAATATTTCGCGAAGTCCCGGCTGGCTTTTTAGCACATAATGGATAGATCTATAGCCGGCTGGATGGACCTTCGAGTCTATTTGCTTAGCGCCGAGCTGTTCCGTCAATTCATTCAGATCGCCCTCTCTGATGTAAGAGATCGGATCCTCATGAAAAATCCACCTATTTATAATTTGATCATGAATATGCAAACAGTCCTGCTTGAATAAGTGAAGAGCTCTGACACCAACCAAGTCAGTTATTAACTTATAATAATTATATTCATCTAATTCAGCGTACCTCGCGGCCGACTCAGGGTCAGCCTTCTTACGAATTATCTTTTCCAGAAGGTGCTCCGGATCCTTGACGCGCCACCTTACCGAATGGACACCATCAAAGGCCTGCATACTTCTAACAAAGTATCCCGCTGTATCCTCAAGATTCTTGGACGCGACTATATGATCTTCACGAATAGCCAATAGCATTTCCCAACTAACACCCGCAGCCTCCCAAACATTCTTCTCAATACGATTTCTAACCAAAAACTCATCTAGACTCATCGCAACATCCCTATCAGTCAAATCACAACACAGAAATTTAGAAAATCAAAATTTACAAGCTAACTGCCACCAATCTTTGCACCGCGGATCAACTCCAAAACTCGTAACTCTTCGACTTCTAAAAGCCTTCAACCTCAAGATATCAGATAAGCAACATTACCCGCTAACAGACAAATTAAAGAGGCCTTCACAATGGAAAGCGAAATTCTTTCCGACGAAGAGCTGGCGGAGATCACTGGCTACAAGGCCAGAGGTTGGCAACGCCGCTGGCTCGATGATCACCGCTGGCACTACGTCGAGAGCCGCGGCAAGCGGCCACTGGTGGGCCGACTGTATGCCCGGCAGAAGCTTGGCATCCTTCAGGTACCTGAAGCCTACCAGCCTCCTCCACTGCCGGCCCAGGCCTGGACCCCGGATCTATCTCGAGTGAAATGAGATGCGCCCTAGAAGCAAGGAGAATCGCGACCTGCCGCCGGGCGTGTACCGGCGAAAGCGGGCCAGGAAGAACGGAAAGGTCTGGGTGGCCTACTACTATCGCGATGCTGCAGGGAAGGAGATCCCGCTGGGAGGCGACTTGGACGTCGCCAGGATGCGTTGGGCGGAGCTAGAGGCGAAGGAGAAACCGCAGGACCTGAGGGTGATGCGATCCATCTTCGATCGGTATGTCCGGGACGTCATTCCCAAGAAGGCGCCTCGCACCCAGCGGGACAACCTCGCCGAACTGCGGCAGCTGCGGCCAGTCTTCGATGAAGCACCTATCGACTCCATCACCCCGGCAACCATCGCCCAGTATCGAGACGCCCGAACGGCGAAGGTGCGAGCCAATCGCGAGATTGCCACGCTATCACACGTCTTCAACATGGCGCGGGAATGGGGGCTGACGATCCGGGAGAATCCATGCCAAGGCGTCAGGAAGAACCGGGAGGCTCCCAGGGACTACTATGCCAATGACGCGGTATGGGCCGCCGTCTATCAGAAGGCCACGCCGGAGCTGAAGGACGCCATGGATTTGGCCTACCTCACCGGCCAGCGCCCGGCCGATGTGCTGTCCATGCGCTGGGATGATGTCGAAGGTGAGTTCCTGACCGTGCAGCAGGGCAAGACCAGCAAGCGGTTGCGCATCCTGCTGCAGGCCAATGGAGCGGACAACAGCCTGGGCGCACTGCTGCGAATGTTCGATGCCCGCTACCCTGTCCGGGTCAGCCCGTTCCTGATTGTCACCGGCCGAGGGCGGCGGCTCACGACATCCATGCTACGGCTCCGCTGGGATGCGGCTAGGGACTTGGCGAAGATCGCTGCGATGGAAGCTGGCGATGCGCAACTGGCGCTCCGGATCGGCCAATTCCAGTTCCGTGACATCCGGCCGAAAGCGGCCTCAGAAATCCTCGACCCGAAGGAAGCGAGCAAGCTTCTAGGCCATACCGAAGAGGACATCACCGAGCGGGTCTATCGCCGCCTGGGCGCGATCGCCAGCCCCACAAAATAG